AACAAGGAACTGGTCAACCGGCGGGAGCTGGCGAGGACCGCCCGGGCGAAGGTGCCGGAGGGGTATCGTCCGGATCCGCACCTTGACAAGAAGGACGAGGCGGTCGCCATCCGGGCGGACGCCCTCGGGAAGAAAATCGCTGGACTGCAGGCCGAGAAACAGGGCGCGGAAAGGGCTGCGGTCACCCGGACGAAGCTCGCGGACCGGATCGGGAAGAACGAGGGGATCCTTGCGTCAGCCCGGACCACGTTGGCCGAGGAGAAGGTTCCGGACATCGCACACCTTCATGGAATGGTCGAGGACCTGCGGTTGCAGCTCCGCGCCGCCGAGGAGGCGCTGCAATTCGCAACGTCGATCATGGCGAACAGGGACCGCCTCGAAAGCGACATCGCCTCCATGGGGAAGGCGATCGCGCAGGACAAGGATACCTTCGCGGGCCTGCCCGGGGCGTTCGACGAACAGAAGCTCATCGAGGCGGAAGCGGAATGCGACGGACTGCGCGGAGAGGCCGCGGAGATCGGAGCACAGAAGACGGCGCGGCGATTGGCAACCGATGCGGAATCCGCCGAAGTAGCCCGGGATGCGTTCCAAGCGGAGGCCGACACCCTCGACGGGATGGTCATCAAGTTCCGCGATGACCTACCGGCGCAGGTCCTCTCCGAAGCGAAGCTGCCGATCGAGGGCCTGAAGATCGACGGAGACGACATCACCGTCGGCGGGATCCCGATCGACCAGCTCTCCGGGGCCGAGAAGATGGAACTGGCGCTGTCCATCGTCCGCGCGCTGGCGGCGTCCGCCCCGCTCAAACTCATCTGCATCGACGGCGTGGAGCAGCTCGACGACGACAGCCTCGCCGCGTTCGAGAAGCAGGCGCAAGGCGACGGGTTCCAGTATTTCGTGTCGCGGGTCGGAGTACCGCGGGCCGGGGAGATCGAGATCCGGGAAGGGAAGGTGGCCGCGGGATGAAAAATTTACTCCTGATCTATGCAGGCCCGGGGTCGTACCAAGGCAAGCGGGCCGGGGTCATCATGACTGATTCCGCCCTTCCAATGGCCGCATGGCCGGATTCGCAGACGGACGATGAAGGGATCATGGCCTGTTGGGAGGCCATCCGAAACGTAGACGATTTTTCGATGGAGTTGGACTTGGATCACGCTCCCGCCCCCGGACTGTGGGTTGTGGAAATGGACCACGACGGGACGACTACGGTGGGAGACGATGGAGACAACGAGGGAAATCAGTGGCCTCATCTGGTGGCAGGCGCGGCCTTCGGATACCCCGACAGTTTCCGCCGTCCGACGCAGGAAGAGATGCGCCGCATATCCGAGGGGCTTCCTCCGTGGGACGGAGGGGCGTGGCTATGATCCATACCGTGCGGGTGGAACTCGCCAAGAGGAAGGTGAAGCGATGAAGGTCACCGAGATCCGCTACGAGAGACTCATCAACATCGGCCATTTCTCCCACGTGAAGGGGTCCGCCGTGGTCGCGCTGGACGACGGCGACTCCTCCATCGAAGCGTTCGCAATGGCCCGGCGACTCGTCAAGGCACAGATTTCCGAGGAGATGGAGCGGCAGGAAGACCTTCCGCGGATAGAGCCCGTCCCAGGTGCGGACCCTCGGGACGACCTGGGGGACTGCCCGAAATGCGGCGGGACGGGAACCGTGATGATCGACGACCGTCCGGGGCCTTGCGAGAACTGCGGCGGGTCTGGCGACGAGATACCGTTCTGATGGCCTCCCGCCGCGCGCTCCGCCGGAAGAACAGCAATATGGATGGGACATGAGAGATCCCAAAAAAGCAAAAGAATGTTCGGCCAGATACCGCGCGAAATATCCGGAGAGGGTAAAAGCGGCCACGGCCAGATGGCGTGCAGAGAACCCGGAGAAATCCAGAGCCGGATGTGCCGCATGGAGAGCCAAAAACGCGGAATACGACACAGCGCGAAGGAAGAAATATAAAGAGCAAGCCAGGAAACGCCAAGCAAAAAGAAGAGCGGCCGATCCAGAAAAATACAGGAAAGAATGCTCCGAATGGAGAGCGAAGAATCCCGATAAGCACATAGCCGGTAAGGTTTCATATAGGGAAAGGAACAAAGGTAAGGAAAGTGAATACTCGAAGGAATGGAGAAAGAAACATCCTAATGCCAGCAGGATACATGAAAGCAAAAGAAGGGCAAGGAAAGCAAAAAGTAAAGGGACGCTTTCCGTGGATATTACGGAGAAGCTCTTTGTGCTCCAGCGTGGAAAATGTGCAGCTTGCAATAAGAGTTTAAAGAAGGCAGGCAATCATCTTGACCATATCATTCCGCTCATCCCGAGAAATGGCGGGGAGCCGGGGAGGCATGAGGATAGAAATATGCAACTTCTTTGTCCGAAGTGTAATTCGAAGAAGAGCAACAAGGATCCGATAAAGTTCATGCGGGAAATGGGATACCTGCTATGAGCAGCAAGCGAGCCATTCGCAGAAAATCCTGTATTGGAAAGGTATCTCACTCCACACTCGGCGCGGCGTGGATCGCGGCGGGGAAGACGGGCGGGGAACTGAGGCCGTATAAATGCCGGCATTGCCCCGGATACCACGTCGGACACGAACCGTCGAAACAGCAGCGAAGGAGGCAAAACGGGCATGGGGCGTGAAGTGAAGTTCGAGATCCCGCCCTCCGCGAACCCGTCGGAGTGCCGGGGCTGCCGGGCGCTGATCTACTGGATCAAACCGAAGGAGAAGCCGATGCCTGTCAACCCGGACGGAACGAGCCATTTCGCAACGTGTCCGCAGGCGGCGGAGTTCAGGAAGGGAAAGAAATGACCATCCGCATCGCCTCCGGCCTGTCCCTGCCGCTGGATTGCGTCACGCAGACCTTCGGCGCGATCGGCCGGAAGGGCGCGGGGAAGACCTATCTCGCCACGATGATGGCAGAACAGATGCTCGACGCCGGCGCGCAGGTGGTCTGCCTGGACGTCGTGGGGAACTGGTGGGGCTTGAGGGTCGGCGCCGACGGGAAGTCGAAGGGGAAGGAGATCTTCGTCCTGGGCGGCGATCACGGCGACGTGCCGATCGCCCCGGAGAGCGGGCCCCGGCTGGCGAAGCTGATCGTCGAGAAGAACATCTCCGCCGTCCTCGACATCTCGAGCTTCCGGATCCACGAGCGGAAGCGGTTCGCGTGGGAGTTCGCCGAGGAGCTGCTCCACCTGAAGAAGAAGCAGCGGACCGCCATGCACCTGTTCGTCGAGGAGGCGCAGCTCCTCATCCCGGAGCGGGTCGGACACGACGAGGCCCGGATGGTCGGAGCGTATGAGCACATCGTCCGGCTCGGGCGGAACTACGGGATCGGCTGCACACTTGTGACGCAGCGCCCGCAGTCGGTGAACAAGAACGCGCTCAACCAGGTCGAGTGCCTGTTCGTCCTCCAGGTGACCGGGCCCCACGAACGGAAGGCCCTCGAAGGATGGGTCCAGGAAGCGGGCGCGGACCGCAGCCTGGTCGGCGAGCTCCCCTCCCTCGGTCGCGGGGAAGGGTACGTCTGGTCCCCGGCCTGGCTGCGGGTCTACAAGCGGGTCCAGTTCGCGAAGAAGCAGACCTTCGACGCCTCCGCCACCCCCGAGGTCGGCAAGGCCGCCCGGGCGGCGAGCTTGTCCTCCGTCGACGTCGAGGCGCTCCGGTCGGACCTGGCGGAGATGATCGAGAAGGCGAAGGCCGAGGATCCCCGGGAGCTCCGGAAGCGGATCGCCGTCCTCGAGGGGGAGCTGCGGAAGGCGAAGTCGGCGCCGGTTCCGGCGACGATCAGCGAAGAAGACATCCTGCAGATTCGGCGCGCGGCGACGGGCGAGGTGACCAAGAAGCTCCTCAGCAACGTCCAAGAAGCGGGAGAGAAAATACAGAGGATTGTCGATGAGATAGTGGCCGGTGTCGGGCATGCGGGCATCATGAACCCGATCAAGGTCACGACGGGAAAAAGCCGAATTCCCCTTGAAAAACACCGCGCGCCGGAACCTCGGCGAGTCACGGGGAATCCCCATAGACCTTCGGACGAGAAGATATCCTCTTCGCAGCAGCGCATCCTCGATTCCTTGGCGTGGCTTGAATCGGTGGGGATCGCCTCGGCCAGCAAGACGCAGGTGGCCCTGCTCGCAGACCAGAGCCCCACGAGCGGCGGATACTTCAACAACCTCGGACGGCTGCGATCGTTCGAGATGATCAGCTACCCCTCCCCTTCCGTCGTTGCCCTGACGGAAACCGGTCGGGGCAGCGCGCGGCAAGGGGACATTCCGACGACGAGCGAGGAACTCCATGCGCAACTTTATCGAAAGCTCTCCGGGTCGCAGAACGCAATCCTGCGGAACGTGATCGCCGCCTACCCGGACGACATGGCGAAGTCGGACCTTGCGGAGAAAGCGGGCCAATCGCCGACGTCGGGCGGGTACTTCAACAATCTCGGCCGGCTTCGGTCCCTCGGCCTCATCGACTACCCGGCGCCGGGGCGGGTCGTGGCCAACCGCGTCCTGTTCTTGGAGGGGTGACATGACGTTCCTCGATCTCTCCGCGAGTCTGGATTCTAGGACTGTTGGAAGTTCGAAGCGGTTGCGCCTCTACAGGTGTATTTCCATCTCCGAACGCTTCTGGGTAAAAGTCCACAAGACGGATGGATGTTGGATCTGGACGGGGTCCACGGACGGTCATGGGTACGGGCAAATCCGTGAAGCTGGACGGGGAAGTCGACTCTTAAAGGCGCACCGGGTCTCATGGGTATTGCACAACGGCCCACTCTCTGACGATGTGCTGGTCCTGCACTCCTGCGATAACCCGCCATGCGTTCGGCCAGATCATATATCGCCCGGGACTTCTAAAGACAACACCCAAGACTCGCTCAAACGGGGACGCGGCGTTTTCCAAAAGCACCCAGAGAAGCATCCTCGCGGAGAACGGGTATTCGGCGCAAAACTGACCGAGGAACAGGTCTCCGAAATCCGACGGCTCAGGGCGGAAGGATGGACTCAGACACGACTAGCGATTGCTTTCGGTGTAACTCAATCGTCGATTTGGAGCATCCTCGCCGGCAAGACGTGGCAACACACGGTCGGCCGCGGGGAAGTCAAAGCCAGCGAGGAGCTGTTCGGGTGATGGATCCAAAGCGCTTCATGGAGCTACAGCGGCTCCCCTACGACGTGAAGAAGGATTGGGCCATCTGCAAAGCCCAGGAGTTCTACGAGGAGATGAAGGGGAAGGTTTTCTGTAGCGTCGGCGGCTTGGACAGCATTGTTCTCATCACGATGCTCCGGAAGTATGTGGATCCAGGGATTGTCGCGATGTCCGTTTCGAGCCTGGAGGATAAGAGCATCCAGCAGATCCACCGACAACTCCCGAATATGGCGATCGTCAAGCCCTACAAGTCCATGGTCCAGGTCATCAAGGAGCATGGGTACCCGGTCATCAGCAAGGAGAAGGCCGGGAAAATTCAGATGCTCCAGCGCCCGACCGAGAAGAACGCCACGGTTAGAAATGCGATCATCACGGGCGACACGGGAGCCTATGGCGGATGGCGCAAAGGGACCAGGATGCGGCTTCCGGAGAAGTGGTTGCGCTTATTCGCCGGGCCGGAGAATGCGAAATACGGCACGAATTACCAGACGGCCCCCTTCCGCGTATCGCCCAATTGCTGCTACTGGATGAAGGAGAAGCCCGCGGACGACTGGGCAAAAAAGGCGGGGCTTAAGCCATACATGGGGCTGATGGCAAGCGAGGGAGGACAGCGGCAGAAAGCACTGATGAAGCACGGTTGTAACTATTACGGGAAAACGGTTCAGCGTTCTTGCCCCTTCGCGATCTTCCTACGGGACGACCTGCTCAGACTCGCCCTGGACCTGGACGTCCCGGTGCCTGAAATTTACGGGGAGATCAGGGAGCAACCGAATGGCCTGTTAGAAACCACGGAGGCCAAGCGTACCGGCTGCACGGACTGCGGGTTCGGGATCCACGTCGAGGGCCGCCCACACCGGTTCGATCGAATGCGACAGAGGAACTACCGGGAGTGGAAATTCTGGATGTACGACATGGGCTGGGGCGCAGTGCTCGACTACATCGGGGTTGGATGGCAAGACGATGCCGCGCAACAGTTGACTCTCCCGAAAGCCCGCGCATGAACCTCCAGCCTTCGCCTGCGCCCCTCGGGGTCAGTATCTCTCCCCTTAGGTTGACTCCGGGGGGCCAGGCGAAGTACCCTCCCTCGGGTAATACCTCGGGGGAGGTGTGGTACATGAAGGGACGCATCCGGTCCTGGCCGGGCGAGAAGTGTCCGAAGTGCCACGGTTCCTTCGAATCCATCGACCATCCGCTCATCAAAGGGAAACAGATCGACATCCTGTGCCGGTTTTGCCTGACGCGGCCGCTGCGCGTCTACATCGACGCCCGGGGGATCCGCGACCGCCGCGGGGAGAAAATCGGCAACGTGGTGAAGTCGACGGACGGGGAACCGTATTTCTCGTTCAATGCAGCAGATATTACGCTCTCCACGATCCGCGGACAGCTGAAGGCCGGAACCCTCGACGCCCGGATGTGGCAGTCGGAGAAGACGCGGAAGTATCAGCTGCCGGATCTTCGGGATGAATATGTCTCTGCCCTCCTCCGTGGAGGACGCGGCCGTGGCCATCAGAATCAGACCGAACGTGTGCTGACGGAACTATCGGAAGTGATCGGCCCGAGGGACTGCCGCACGTTGACAGGAGACGACCTGCAGGCGCTGGACAAGGAATACGTTCGGAGGGGCGTCGAGGGGCTGGCCCGGAAGAAGTACCTTCAGCAAGTCCAGGCGTTCGTCCGGTGGTTCAACCGGTACCACCTGCCGCACCCGCAGCGGATCGAGGTTCCTCCCCTGCCGATGATCGGCATCGTCCGGAAGGAGATCGGCTGGATCGACACACCGGAGCAAGAGGGAACGCTGGCGCTGATCCCGTTCCCTAACCTTCACCTGGCGTACCGAGTCCTGTTCGTCACGGGGATGAGGATCGGGGAAGCATGCGGGCTGAAGAAGAAAGACCTGGTGAAGAACGCAGACGGGACATTCCTGTACGTCCAGCGGGCGATCTCGCAATGGAAGAAGGAGAAGACCACGAAGACCGGATCGTGGATGATGAAGCCGATCCCGGAGCCCCTATTCCTTGAACTGGAGGCGATTTGCCGCGACCGCTTCCCCGGGGACTTCCTCTGGACAACCCGGTACGGGAACGCCTACAGCCCGGGGCGCCTCTCCACCGTCTGGCACAAGGCATCCGTGGCGTCAGGACTGAACATTTCCCTGTACGCGGCCTGCCGTCATTCGAAGGCTACACGGGAAATGATTGATTTGCAAAAGGAAATGTGGCGGAAGGTGGGAAGAGTGCTCGGGGATACGGTGAAAATCGCCCGGGGATACGTCCGGCCGATCGAGGAGCGCCGTGTCAGGGATTTGCGGGAGGATGTGCGTAAGTAGGCGTTTTTATTGGTAGGTGTTCGTTCCAGCCCTCCATTTGTGCAAGGCGCAATATCACAGGGTTAGGTCGATCAGGCGTGTATGAATTTGTCAGAAACGCCCCGATCGATCCTAGGGGCGTATACGCGGGATTTCGGCCCTCCGGCCCGCCCCCTCCCTACGGCTCGTAGAAGGTCCGGATCGTGGCACACGGCCAGCCCTGGGCGGCGGGCGGGGTACGGACGATCGAGGGATCAGGCGTTCCCCGCATTCGAATCCGATGGCCATCCTTGGCGGGCGGCCTCCGCGAGGCCGATGATCCCCCTGCTTACCTGCTCAAGCATCCACGCCATTTCCGGGTGCTCGACCACGGAACGCTCGTACAGGGTCATCAGGGCGTTGCCGATCAAGTTGGAATTGCCGTAGGTGAGCATGTGACAGCCCGGGGGATCGGCTGGTACGGAGGTCAGCAGGAGGAACGCACTGATGGGTGTGCCTTCCTTGGCTCCGTCGAAATGGATATCCTGCACGTGCCCGGCGCCGTCGAGGTGGATGGTGGCTTCTTTCATGGACCGTTGCCGTTTCCAGTTATGGTCATCTTCGGGATTCTGATGTTCGCCCCGTGATTGATGTTGTGCTGTGTCGCCATTTCTATCAGCACATCGTGGTCGTTCGACAGGTATTGCGAGTGCCGCCGCTGTGTCTTTTTGATCTCGGGGATATCGGTCTTTTTGATCTCCCGGATATCGCGCCAAATTCCACCGAGGCCGAACACGAAGACTGCGAGTAAAATCAGATCTTTCAACGTGATCGCTCCGAGAATCAAGTCCATGAGTTTACTTCCTCCCTCACCGGTATTGTGAACGAAACGGCTCCCAACGGACCCTGATCGACGTAGCGCCCTTCATCCCTCCGGCGGGCTCCATCCACCCTTCCGCCCTGGCGCCGACGTGGAAGTTCCCGATCCGCACCGGCCACCAAGACATCTGCGCGTCGATCTGCTTCCCGCCGGTCCCGTACCCGCCCTCCAGTTCGAGCCGCTTCCAGTTCCCGTCCTTCCACGGCAGGCCCCAGAACTTCTCCGACTGTGGATCCTGGAATATCTTCACGGCCCCGTCCGGGAGTAGGTACGCCCGGGTGTAGGTCTCGCCGCGGGACGGCGGGACTACCTGCGTGTCTCCGAGTTGCAGTTTTCGGACGACGTTATCCGGACCCGCAGCCGGGGGAATGGCCGGAGCCTTCGCCTGCTCCTCGGGGGGTAGTTCATCGACGGGGGTGGTGGTGACCGGCCGCACGGTCGTCGTGGGCCTAGGCTTTCCCGCCTTGGCCGCCTTCGCCATCGCGGGGACCTGATTCCCCTGGTAGACGTTTCCCCCGCCCTGCGTCTGGACAGGGACCAGCGCGGCAGGAGGTTTCACCGGGCGAAAATATCGCCAGTAGATCCCGTATCCGCCGACAGAGAGCAATAGCAAGGACAGCGTCAGGAGGAAGAGGACAAGCCGGCGGGACATCCCGGGGGCTTGCGTCTGGACCGCCACGACGATGCGGTCCTTCGCCTCGTCCGCGGCTGCCTCCACCTGCCCGGCGACCTTTGCCGCCGCTGGCGCGATCCAGTCCGCGAGCCTTTGTCTCCACGACATATCGCCTCCCTCCTACTTCTCCGCTTTCGTGGCATCAGGTATTTCCGCAGCGGAGACATCGTCAAGGTGCAAGCACTCCCCGATGGTGACATAGGGGTCGTTCTGCGAAGTCTGCGCCAGCCTACCGTTGCAGGTTTCCGACTGGACGTTGACGCCGTACAAGATGCCGATCAACCCACCCGAAAGATTTACCACCCTGTCGCCAACCTTTGCTTCCCTTCCATTCTTGTAATGCATGGCTTCTCCTTTTCGTCGGATATTTATCCGATAGTTATGGGATTGTTATTTCAGCCCGTAGTCTTCCGGGTAATCTCTCGGTTCCGGTCCTACCCAGATGCCGTCCGCCAGCACGACGAGCCATTCCCCATTGACGAAATGGGCGATGGATTCGCACCTTGCACACCCCTTCACCTTCGGCCCGATCCCGTGCCACAAGTGCGGACAGGCCGCCGCCCGGCGCAGGTGGTGGCGCTCCGTGGCGCACCGGATCAGGTCGTCGCGGAGTGAGTCTATCTGGCGGCACTTCTCCCTGACCAGGAAATGCGGGTTATAATATGCAAGTTCCCTGGCCGTCTGAGCCGCGCATTCCTTGCGAACCTTCTCGAACCGTGCCTTCATTTCCTCACGGGTTTCTGCGTGGGCGAAGGTCGCGATTGCCAACATCACACTAAGTGTGAAAGTGATAATTCGCTTCATGGCGTGCCTCCCGGCTTCTCGCCCCATTTACCGGCCGCGACCACCCCGGCCAAGGACAGGACGATGCCGACGTGCTCCCACGCGAGCGGAGCCATCTCGCCCTTCCTGACGCTGACGAACGCCCACACGAAGAACACGCCTACGCCCCACAGGACGGCGAGGACCCGCTTGCTTGAAAGATTCCCGTTATCGTCGGACAGGATTTTACGAATATCCGCCGCGATGCCCCATTCCTGCTTGTCGGCCATCTTTATTTCCCCAACGTGTCTTTCAGGCGCTTCTCGACTTCCGCGAGGCGATACCCGTTTTTCTTTCCGACGAAGAACCCCGCGCCGAAAATCGCCACGACCAACAGAACCCCACTAATGATGTACCAGCCCATATCCATTCTCCTTTCAGTCGGTATCCTTCCAGTGCATATCGAAATACTCGATCAGCGGGCGCTTCCACCAGGGTCTTACTCTGTGATCGTCGGACCTTCCGGGATCCCCGGGGTCCTCGGGACGAAAGGGATTGGCACCGTCCAGGCGAGGGCTGTGGAGGGGGCCGAATCACGCTCTACGCCGTCCGTGTCTTTGAACGCCTGGGACACGGTGAAGCTCACCGTTTTCCCCTCGAAGCCGTAGGATCTCATCAGCGATGCAAGCGAGTTGTCGGCGGGATAGGACGATACGCCGTTTCTCGTTTCCCCGAGGTAATACCAGCCTTCCCAGCCGGTCGTGTCCCGGGGATTCGGCTGGTTGATGCGAATGTAGAACGTCATGGTGCTCATCTCGGCCGCCGTGAACGATCCGGAGTTCCCGGTGTTGTCGGTCCACCCCGCCGCGGGCGTCCACCGTAGACTTTCCGGGAACGCCGCAACTGCTCCGAACAGAAGGATCGCACCAAGAACAAGGCCAATCAGGGTGGCACTTCTTTTCCCACGCATACACGTTTCCTCCTTCATAAGAATGTTTTGAGCGCCAGGTAGCACCGGTTCACGGTGCCGCGCCGTGCCGCCTTCGGCGTGGCGATGTTGTGCTTCATTTCCCCCCCAGGCTGGTAATCGTGCCGACCGTATATTTCCAATACCTGATGCACCGCAGCATCCACCCGCGGACCGCATAGAGCATCTTCGGATTCACCTGGATCCGTTCGAGGTAGTACTCCTGCCGTAGGAACACGTACTCCGTCGTCCGCCACAGGACATCAGCGTGCTCGCCCGATTGGTAGAGAAACTTCTTCGCCGCACCGATCCCGGGGTTCACGCAGGCGTCCGCATGGTTCACGTCGAGCGGGAACGGGAGAGCATCGCAGCCTCCGGGAATCCAATACTCACGGAGGTAGAAGTCCGGAAGGTCGGCGAGCGTCGGCTCCTTGCCGTCCTTGTACATCTCCGGGTGATAGACCTCGGAGATCCCGTACACGGTCCGCTTTCCGGGATCGCGGGAGTCGTTCGACCGGAACCCCTCGTCCTCGTGCAGATTCCTCAGCCAGTCTCGAAAGTTGGAGCGCATCGCACCTCCAAATGAAAAAGCCCCGAAGGGCCGTTGGTTGAAGCATGGAAGAAACGACTTCTGCGTCAATCCTCCCGTACGGGGATTATCAGGACCTCCGGCAGATCCTCCCCGAGCGTCGTCTTGACGTTCACCTCGGCGTGGTAGTCCTTCCCGATCACTCCCCCGCCGTACTTTTTCAGGAACGTCAGCTTGTTCCCGATGATCGCAGGAGAACCGGTTTCGACCATCTTGTCGGTGACGTCCTCCACAGTCACCTCGTCGGTCACAACGAGGGAATTGATCGAGGCGAGGGAGTCCCCGGAGAGGAGGGCTTCTTTCGCGTCGAAATTGATCGTCAGCCATCTGCCCTCGTACTTTTGGACCGGCGGCTTTACCACCTGTGCCATGATCCCCTCCTATTCGTCGTCGTGCTCGCGCTTGCGGGCGGGCGCATCGTATTCCCTTTTTCTCGCCGTCGCGTCGTACTCCCGCTTTCGCGCGAGGACGTTGTAGAGGTGCTTCGCCGCTGCGATCTGCGGCACGATCCCCCACCGCTTCATGTCCGCGACGATGGAGAGCGCGAGCGACACGTTGTAGGTGTTGGCGCTCAACGCGGAATCGATCTCGGCGCATGCGATAGAAAGCGCGACCTGTGCTTCCGCCGTGAGGACAGAAGTCTGCGCTTTCGATACCTGGATGTTCAGGGTCAGGGCAGCGTTCAGGAGATACGCGACGGTCTGTGCCATCCCTGCGTTGATGCCGAGGGATGCGGCATCGTCCAGCGACATGCCGCCGGTCGATGACAACCCGCCCGCCACATCGAGCAGGACCGCCGCCTGAAGGATGAGCGCCGTCCCGAAGGCTTCGCCCATGGAGACATCCAGGTGCAGGGACACCAGCAGGGTTCCCACGGAGATCTGCGCCATGGCCGCTGTCGCCTGGAGGACGAGGGCGTTGACGAGGACGGACTGGCCGGCCTGCCCCATCCCCGCTGCCGTCGCCAGCACCATGGCCTCTTGGAGCGTGCCGATGGAGGACTGCGACATCCCCATCCTCGCCGCGATCGTCACCGCCTCGTCGTAGGTGTCGGCTCCCGCTTCGACGCTTCCGGCCTGCAGCATCGCCATCGCGAGCGACAGAGCGATCGCCGCGTCCGTCGAGAGGACGGTCCCGTCGCCCTGCTCGGCCACGATGCCGAGGGAGAGGGAGGCGTTCATGGAGAGAATCCCGGCCCGGGTCAGGTCGGCTGCGATGGCGAGGGTCAGGGATTCGTTATAGGTGGCTCCCCCCGCCGCCACGTACGCGTCGAATGGCATGTCGCCGCTCTTCCCGTTCGCATATGCCGGTTCGATGTTCGCAGACGGATGCGCCTGCGATAAGACGCTTCTTCCGCTTGCGTATTTGGCCTCCTGCGACACTTACGCGGCCACCAGCATGTTGTCGACATAAACCTTCCGATCGGCCTCATACTTCTTCAGGTAGGCGCGATAGCGAACGCTTCCTGCAACAGCAGGAGTGAATTCGGGGATCGTGAACTGTATCCAGTTCGACGCATGGTTTAGAACAGCGGTGGACTTTACAATGGCAACTGCAAACGTGGTCCCGTCGCTGATGTACTCCGCTTCGACGTACAGTTCATCGGCGGTTGGGTAGACGGACCACGCGGCATCCGCCCTCATGTAGACGGACTTGTTCTGAGCGGACGCCGGTACAGCAAGTTCCGTCCACTCGAAGATCGGTATCGGAGCGATTACAGAACAATTGGAAAGCGGCACAACTTCGAGAGAGGAAGCCGCGCCTCCGGAGCGCACAGTTGTTGTGTTCTTGATGACGTCGCCCCACATCAACAAAGCATAAGACGCACCGAGAACGCCGCCGTAATCCTCACAATAAACCCCAATCGTTCCCGCATATACACCACCGCCAGTCGTCGGGTTTCTTGAAGTTGTGAAAGTTGGAGGAGCCTCTTTCGTCGCCGCGCCTCTAAGAATAAAAGAAGCGCTGGCACTGCCGATAAATACTACATAACTGCCGCACCCCGAAACAATTCCGCTGATCGTAAAGCCGTGACCTGTGTTGACGCCAGTGCCGCCTCCCGAAATAGTTCCGCTGATTGTGTGGCCAGTGCCTTGATAGAAACCATTAACGCATCCCGATATAGTTCCGCTGACCGTGTGGCCGATGCCGGTGTGGATCCCGATGTTGCACCCAAATATGGCCCCGCTAATTCTGAGGTCGACACCACCGTAGAGGCCATTGGTGCATCCAGAAATAGTTCCGCTGATCGTGTGGCCGGAACCATTGAACACGCCGTAAGTGCCTCCCGAAATACTCCCGCTGATCGTGTAGCTGGTGCCGCCGTTGACGCCTTGAGTGAACGCCGCAATAATCCCGCTGATCGTAAATCCGATACCGCTTTGGGTACCACTGGAGCACCCCGAAATGGTCCCGCTGACCGTATGGCCGGTGCCGTTTTTGATACCTATGCCATAGAACGTCGTGCCCGTTCCGGCGATGCTGTTGATCTCACACTGGAACACACCGCCAGCGGTTGGCACGGCGTCATAGTTCACGATATTTATCGCCGTCGTGCACACGGACCGGATCGAAACGTTCCGGCTGATGAGCCAAATCCTCGCGCCGGGATATTGTGCCGAGTCTACGTTGGCCGAAAGAACGATGCTTCCTGCATTGATGGTGGTGAGTTGCACCCGCTGCTGATCGAAATTATCCGGTGCGGCGTCGTCTGACAGCACTACCCTGTCGTGCCCGTCCGTCGTGACCCACGGAGTGTCGCTTGTCACGTCATCCAGCACGTTCATCGTCGCCGTTCCGGTATCTGTATGTCCGGTGAACAACGAGCAGGAGCCTGATCCCGTCCCGGTGATATCGACAATGGTTGCATCGGAGTTTTGTTTTGCCAGTTTGCAGGTGTTCCCTGAAACTGCGCGGACATAATAAACGTGATTCTCCAACAGGCCGGTCGGCAACACTCCCGCCGCCGTAGTAATCATCACGGGAGTCCCGGCGGAAGGGGGCGGGGTCCCCAAGTCTATCGTGTCGTTGTCAACATCGACCGTGCTGCCGGAGGCCGTGAAATCGTACTTGGTTCCATAGGTGCGGACGCTCTTGTTCGTGGGCTGCGCACAGTACAGGGCGATGTCGAGATATTGCGCATTGATGAACGAAGTCGCCCCGAGGTCGATCACGGCTTTGTCCGCAAACGCAAGCGCACCCGTGTTGCCCCAAACGCCGTCCGAGTTGGCGAGCAGCCGTCCTTTCAACGTGCCAGAGGTTCCGACGAGGTTATTGGCCGTGCGGATCTTCAGATATCCGCTCGTGCCGTCCTTGAAGTACAGCATCCCCGGCGTGGTGGCGTGGCCCTGAATCGTGACGGAGAGCATCCCCGTCATCGCGGACTGATCCTCGTCCATCAGGATCGAATGTCCTGCCGCTATCACTACAGCGTCCCCATCGGCGGGTTTTACCCCACCGACCCACGTTGCGCCTGTGGCCCATGCGCCGGAAGCGTTGGACGTGATGGTCGCCATCTACTTCACCGCTCCCTTACGCCGCTTCCGCCATCAGCGTGGTCTGCACGTTCAGCGTGTCGCCGGAAAGCACCGCACGCGGGGCCGTGAAGTCCCCCGCCCCGTACAGAACCCCGGTGTCTCCGGTCGCGCTGTCGGCGAGCCCGCAACCGTAGATCGTGTCGTCCCCGGTGATCGGGAACACGGCCTTCGACGCGGAGTTATCCACCGATCCCCCCGAGATCGTCCCGGGCGTGAACGCCTGCCGGTTGCCGGTGTAGTTCGTGAGCCACGCCCACGACGCATGGGAGGCCATCGTGTCGGCCGGATCCGGCGTGCCGGTGTCCTTGAGACCGACGTACCAGGCGGGCGAAGCCAAGCCGGTCTTGAAGGCCGCGTCGAGGATCTTGTTCAACCCCGCAGTGACGACGAGGTTTTCGAAGCCGTCCCGCCATTTCAGGACTCCATCCGGGCCGTAGCACTCGACTTCGTACTTCGTCCGCATCGCCACCTTGCCGGTGAACCCGAGCAACCGCGCGAAGAACTTCTTCATGGCCTTCCTCCTTCGTTTTGGGGAAATGAAAAAGGCCCCGGGGAAGGGGCCTCGTTCAAAGCGTTATGTGGTGGTCTATCTGTTCACGACCCGACGGTGTTCGGCCACGGTTGCCGCAGCGCGACGGGGAAGAAATCGTTGGACACCGCGTTCCGATACCCAAGCACAATTCGATTGAAGGCGATGAAGTTCGATGCGCTCCCTGCAGCCACCGCCGCCTTCTCCACGGTGACTTCCGCGCCGTTTCCTTCCGACAGATCGACGTATGCGAACTCGTTGTCGTCCAGTTGCACGCTGTCGGCCGCCGCCTGATTCACGCACGCCAGCCCGTCCGTATCGTTGAAGACGAACCGCAGAGGACCGGTCCAGTACAGGATGCCCGACAGCGGGTGGTACTCGATCGCGCCGTCGCAGTGGACGATCAGGTTCTTCAGCTTCGTGAGCGCCTGATCGAGCGAAGCGAAGGCCGGATTCGTCTCCGAGGCATTGAAATGCGTGGTGCCATCTACCCACGGCAAGTGGAAGTTGCTACCCATGCGGACCTCCCATCTTCGACATCATGTTCTTGAAGATCCCCGCTATCGGCGTTCCCTCGAGCGAGGCGGTGACCTGCGACATCATGTCCTTCATCCCCTTCTCCATCGCCTCCAGGTTCCCCTTCTGCGTGTCGGCGCGCAGACCCTTGATCTCTCTTGCGATGTCGATCAGGAGGGCGGTCTGCGCCTTCATCTCCCCGAGGATTTCTTCGTATTTCCAGTTCTCCATCGAACCTCCCATTACATCGGACTGCCGTCAGCGGCAAGGTTCCACATCGGAACGATCACGAACACCGGGTGCGTCGCCTCTGCGGAAATTAGCCGAATGTTGAAGATCCCGGTATGTGAATCGGAATCAGCCTGCGCGTACGAAGGATATCCATCTTCCTCAGGATCGATCACGGTGTAGACCGTGTGCTTCCGGGTGTAATTGAACGTGTACATGTAGCCGAGACCGAGAGCGACGGTCGTCTCCGGACCCTGCCCGGATTCGTCCTCGACCGTCGGGATCGCCACAGCAGGAAATCCAACCGTGATGTCCCCGTACCCGTCATACGAGCCGCTTCCAAGGAAACTGATCGCGAGTTGGTTGATGGAGCCGTCCGTCCACCACGAGTATGGATACCCGTACTGGTCGACAACCGTCACGGTGAAGGACGCCATCATGTCCCATGTCGCGATCGCGCCGCGCGCAGGACCTTCGGGAGACGCAGGCTGGTACGTTCTCGGGCCGCCCCAGACGACTCCGACGTCTGTCGGCCTGTTGTATTCCAGCGGCTCGTACCACGGATCGCTGTACGCCGAGGCGACAATGAGCCTGTCCGGGAACGGGGCTACCCACTCCCTGCCGATGTCCGACTGTGAGACCGCCTCCATTCCTGTACGAACGAGGATGTAATTTCGGATCAGGACGTGGCCCGAGGGAATCAACGGCTTCGTTGGCCCGGAGCCGCCCTTGACCCACATCCATTCGTCGCCCTTGACGTAATCCACCACGCCGTCCGTCCCGACGACGAAGGCATCGTACCGGAACCACAGTTCCCCCTCATCGTGCTCGGAAATGGGATCGACCTCGTAAAAGGTCCCGGAGCCCAAGGTAATCCCGGAGCCCAAGGTCATTCCATCTCCAAGCAACGCACCGCCGGGGTTGAACAAATAAGAGATTCCGCCGATGCGGTACGACCCCGTGCTGATCTCCACGAGCCATCCGGTCCCATCGGCGGTCGGCATCATCCCGAGGAGGATCGTATCCACGCCTCCGCTCATCGGAGACGTCGCCTGCGAAGGCTGGATGAGCCCGGGGGAGATCACCTCGATTCGCGACTTGTCGCCTCCGACGTGGGAGATCCTGACGGCGACTCCGACCTTCAGCCAGTCCGGCGCCCGCATGAAGTTCGCGGGGAACCAGGCGCGGACAAGCGTCGCGGTCCCGGCGATGCGGACGCGGCAGTACCGGAGGCTTTCGGAGATGTCGTAGACGACGCCGTCCCGCGATTCCCTGCGGTCGCCGATCCTCGCCTCCGTGCGGCGAGCCATGAACCTCTTGCCGTACAGCCTCATACCGGCGCGACCTTCCATCCCTCGATGCCGTCCGTGAACCCGCCCTTGTCGTTCGCCGCTCCGGTCGGTATGCGGAACGACCTCGTAAGGTCCGTGACGAACACGGTCATGCTCCTCCCGGAGTACGAATGGGGAACGACGAGCGTGTCGCCCTCCTCGTCCTGGAGGTGCGCGATCTTCTCGAACTTGACGCGGTTGCGCTGCGCCATCTCGATCATCAATTCGTGGTCCGCGAGCCACTGGCATTGCCCCGGATCGATCGCGAGGGGCTCGTCGATCTTCTTCTCGACGATCCTGCCGATCAGCGCTTGGAGCTCGACGTCGTTCGCCTGCCCTTCGCACCCGAGCCGCTGCTGTCCGTACGGCCGCGCCCATATCTCGTACTGGTAGTTCACGATCCCCGAGAGGATGTACATCAGCGCGGAGAGGCCGATGACCCAGCCAATAAACATCCCCCACCCGGTGGAAGGAGAATACTGTCCGGAGACCCCCATCGCGATCCCCGTCACTAGCAGGGTCGCACCGAGCGCCCACGCGATTGTGGACATATCGGGCACCTCCACCTGTACGCGGCAGAAGAACTCGTCCTGATCCACGAGCACGATCGACTCCGAGCCGCCGCCGAGGTGCTGGATGAACGAGTTCGGAATGCAGGATTCGATGATCACCAGCCTGGGGTTCTTCGCCTTCCGCTTGTGGTCCTCCGAGTACCACACGTCGTAGGTGTTCTTCGCGCCCCACCATCCCGCCGTCCCGAACAGGGATCCGACCGACTCCTCTTCGTACAAAAGATCGATGAAGTCCCGGGTCTCCCCGGTGACGGTCACACGGTTCGTGAAGTCGGAGAAGTCGTCGTCCGGCGAGAACGAGATGATCTTTGTGCCGTCCGCGTACGTATGGTCGACGGTGTTCGCGTTCGAGATCGGCCGGACGGTGAACTTGTTGTCCGCGGTGATCGACGGGAAATATCCGAACCGGAAGCAGAGCGCGTCGACGACCTTCTTGACCGTCGTGTCGAGCCATTGGAACCAGATGACGTATGAGCCGTACATCGCGGGGATCACGATGTCCGCTAGGTCCATCCCGCCCCATGAGGAGACGACGTCCTGGAGGATGTCCTCCGGGGTCATCTCGTAGTGGTTGGTCGCCACGATCTCGGCATCCTCCCACCAGATCCGGATGTCCTCCGCCTCGACGTTCATCGTGGGGTACTCGCCCCGGGCATAGGACATCTTCCCGCCGACGACCACGAACGTCCCGGCATTTACCCAGTACGCCGTCCCGCCGATGTCCTCTCCGAACCGCACCGTGATCCGGCGATGCTTCTTCAGGATCATCGACCACAGCGAGTCCTGGTTGTGCGGATCGAACAGGTGCCCGTGCGTCACGGAGAAGGACAGCTTGTTCGGCGATCCGTCGATGCTTCTCTTGATCGTGACGGAAGACCCGCCGACGAGGTAGTCGGTGAGGTCGAACTCCGACAGGTCCTTGTCCCACCGGATTCTCGTGGAGCCGTCCGCGTTCACGTGCGTCCAGAAGGCGTACATCCCCCCGGAAGATGCGGGGTCGTTCGTCATCACGAGTTGCTTCTCCCGGAAGATGGACGTCAGCGGGGAGAAGGATCCGTAATCCCATACGCTCCCTCCAAACACGGCGGAGCCGTATTGCGGCTGGCTGAACGATCCGCTCTCGTAAAAGTAGATGAGCATCGCATTGTTGATCGACCCGAGGAAGATCCCGGCGTTCACGGTGTCGTATGCCGCAATCTCGGCAGAGCCCGAATAGGGGAACAGGCCGGGAAGGGTCGTGTTCGTGTACGAGACCCACGAGGCATCCGCGATGACAAATCGCGCCGCCCCATAGGTATCGGAGGTCAGCAGCAGCTCATCGCCGTCCTTGATCGGGATGATGCTGTTGAACCCGTAGTCCTCGACGGTCGCGAACTCCGGGCGGAAGTAAGCGACCGAGAAGTCCGTGAGGTCGAGTTTGCAGATCCCGTACCTTCCGGCGTTGTCGTAATTGTGCTCGTAGTAGAAGATCCCGTATAGATCGTGACCCACCTTCGCGAACTTCTGGATCCCGCGATAGGGATACGTGTCGCTGTTGTTGTCGTCGAACTGCTTCAGCAGAACCCCGTCCATCGTGTAAACCATCGTGACACCGAGCCACGGCCCGCCCAAGCCCTCTATGTGCGAATTCCACCCGCCCGAGAAGACGATCAGGTTGTCGCCCGGGAATACATGGAAGTCGGCATACGCGCCCCCGATCGCTTCCATCTGCGCCTGACTGATGGAGACAACCGGCGCAGGATATGAACTCTTGACCCACATGACATCGTGCGTGTACTCCGGACCGGTCTGCGTCAGGTCGATCTTCCCGATCCCGTAGCATCCGCCCCAGATGTAGGAGGTCGCCCAGTAAAGGTAGAGGATCCGGTTCTCGTAGTCGAGGAACATCCTCTCGATCGACATCGGCCCTTCCGAGTGTCCGATGCCTCCCGTGGATCCGACCGCTTTCGGGGAGATGTTCGCATCGACGCCGTACGCGGGGATCGCGTCGAAATGAAACTCGGTGCATTGGTCGGTGTCAGAGTTGTAAATGCCGATGCTGTTCGCCCGGCGAATGATCGTCAATTCGCGCGCGCCCGTTGTATCATGAAGTTCGAACGATCCACCTGCGAACCAGAAAGGGCTGAACGTCGGGGTCGAGCCGGACCAGATCGATTTGATCGGCTGCCACGTGTCTGGATTGACGACCACGATCGAACTCAGATTCCCGCCATCGTTCGCGTTGTAGTTCACGACGTAGGTCTTTCGGGCCACCTCGTCGAAGTGCATCCCCACAACGGAGTCAAGCCCCTCCCATCCGAGGGCGGTCGTGTTCATGTGGAGCGCGGAGGCCGTCTCGACGTACGAAATCCTCCAGTTGCCGGCCCCGAGGGAGATCGCGTACGGATGCCTTGCCGTCGTTCCGAAATCGGGATAGAAGGTGATCGCGCCGGCAGTCCTCCCGTTCGGGCCGGATTGAGTGCTGGAACCGGGCGCATACGTCCAAGTCGCCCCGTTATCATCGGATACGTAGTGGTAGATGTTCACCTTCTCGGTCGTTCCGAGAGCGCCCGTGTATTGCTCCACGTACTCGAACAGGAGATTGACATCACCGTTCTCGGTGACGAAGAGGAAGGGATTGTACTTCGGGTGCGTGGCTTCTGAATTCACCAGCGGAATCGCGGTCCATGCGCCCCATGTGATGAAGTCCGAGGAGATGCTGTACTTCAGGGTGATATTCCCGTGCGCTGGGTAAGTGGCGTCGTCCGCGACATAGACCGCCATGTAGTTCCCGTTCGCGAGCCGAACGACGGCCCTGTTCCCGACCCTGTCCTCCGGATTCACGGAAGTGCTGATGTAAAACTCTTCGCCCGCAATGCCGGTGCTTCCGCTTGCCACCAGGGCGGGAGGAACCGTGTTCAGGTCGTAGACATAACTTACGCCCGCAGTCAGGATCCCGACCTTGCCTCCCGGCATCTCCACGACGGCGGGCTTCGTAAGACTCGCCGGGATCATGTACTCGTCCCACTCCGTACGATCGACGTTGGAGATGCTGAACCGAGCGTATGAGCCGGAGGAGAAGGTCGTGAGCGCGAACAACCTGCCATCGGAGAGCGCGAGCGCGGCGGGGTTCCTCTCCGAGAGGCCGTTGTAATCCGTGGAGAGGCGTTGCCCCACGAACGGGATGTCCGGAACGAACTTGTCGGAAGTGACCTCGACGAGGGGCTTTCGCTCCGTGAGAAGCTGCGCGGCGGCGAGGGGTTCTGACAGCGTCTGCGCCATCTATTCCTCCACCACGGAGCGGATGCTCAGCGTCAGTTCGACGTCCAACCGGTACGGCTGATCATAGTCCACCACCTCGAGGAACTTCGCCTTCAGGTCCTTGATGACCACGTTGTACTTCAGCGCGGTCTGGCCCGTCGGCGGCTCATGAAGGTCGTTCCATCCAGGGAGGAATGCCATCTCACGGCCCCCATGGGACGACGACGAAGTCTTTCCAGCCATCTCCTGCTCGGTAGGAATTCATGTACTCCGCACCACATACGCGGACCTGCGAGTATCCGGGAACCGGACGCACCATGATCCACGTCCCATGCGCGTCCTCGCCGCATTCCGTCAGAATGGAGGATGCATCGCCGGAGTAAAACAGATTCCAAATCTTCGTCGGGTTCGCGGCATCCACCTCGTACGGAAACGAACCCGCCCCGGCGACTTCCGGATACCACTTCTCCTGATGGATGAGTGCGCTGGCCTTGTCGTAGTAGATCTTCGTTGTGGTCAAAGGCGGATCTGGGTAGATGTAATACTGCCGTACGTCGGCATCCCATGGCAGAACAATCGCGCTCGCTGAGTAAAGATCGTCTATTATGATCGCGCCGGTCTGCCAAGTGGGGAGCCCGTCGGAGCCGGTCTGGTCCATCTCGATATACGAATTGAGCGGATCGGAGACGTACAGCGACTTGACGTTCCCGTGATCCACCATAGGCCAGTCTCCGCCAATAGGGGTCATGTTATATTGCACGACGTAAGGGAATTCGTTTATATCGGCCCACGGCGCATTGCGGACCGGCGAAATGTAGAACCGCCGGTATGTCGGACCACCCGGTGTCCCTTCGTATCCTGGGGCGGGATACGGGTTCGGATCGGGCCATTGATAAGCGGCGTCTCCACTCACGCCGACGAACATCGTTTCCGGAGTCAAGTCGAGCACATGAACGCCGCCGGCGAGGAACAGGGCCTTGAACGCCTCGTACTGCGCGATGGAAGTGAAGTTCCACTTCATCTTCACTTCCTTGCCGATCAGTTGCGGACCCCACGCGAAGTAGCCGACGTTGCCGAAGTTCTTCTGCACGGCCGTCGTCTTCTCCGGGCGCGGGATGTCCATCTCGTCAGGGACCCACTCGAACTCGTAGGCTCCGAGCTTCATGACATCACCGCCCCGGTCACGGACAGGATGAGGAGCGACACCTTCACGTTCCTACGATGCGGTAGATCCCACAGCGCCACATCGAACAGTTCCCCCTCCAGATTCTCGATCTCCACCGTGAATGTCCTCGGGTCCGTCGGTTCCTCTAGGTCCCACACGACCGGAAGATCGGCCTGGTAGAGAACATCGAGCGCGTCGAACTGCGCCTGCGACATCCACTCCCACTCGAGTACGATCTGCTTCCCGACGATCTTCTCGCCGTAGAAGAAGATGACGTTCGACGAGTAGGTATCGACCTCCGAGATCACATGACGGGCGTCAGGGATCGTCCATTTGTCCGGATCCCACGCCAGCGTGAGGGCGCCGAGGATCAACGGGTGTGCTCCTTCATGACCCTGATCGCTGTCTCCTCCATCGCTTTCAACATCTTCGACCCCAGGACTTTGTCCCCGTTGCTTACATTGACGCCTCCCACGTCCACAAAGTTATTCGTTGTGGACATCCCCCTCCCGGAGACTGCTCCCCCCTCCGCGAACGCGAACTGCGGCCGGGCCACCGGGAAGAACCCAAAGCCGCGGAGGTTCTCCCTCGGGATCAACCTGCGTCGGATGGCCTCCATCACCTCGACGCCGTAGTAGCGTACGGTCGGCTCCGGCTGCATGAACTCGCCACGCGTCGCCATGATCGGCACATCATCCTTTGTGCCGGAACCGCCGGTGACCGGGCCACCCTTCCACATCCCCTTGAACGTCTGCGCCATGATCAGGGCGATCTGTGCGGCACCGGTAGCGGTGATGATCCCGGCCATGACGGGCCCGAAGATCCCGCCCTGGGCGAGCGCCTTGGTTACGCCTTCCGCTGTGTTGATGACCGCATTGGCGATCGCCGCCGCCTTCTGGAGGTAGAAGAACGCCTTGATTTTTTTGCCGGAAGACTCGTAGAGCGTACCGAATAGGTCCTGCATACCGGTGGCGACCTGCGAGGCCATCTGGAGCCGGGCCAGCAGCACGGACCGCTCCTGATCGGCCTGCAGCTTCATCCGTGCCATGAACTGCAGGTGCTGCGCCTGTTCCAGCGCCTCCTTCTTCGTCAGGTATTCCCCGTCGATGGCGATCAGGTCATCTTTGGACTCCTGAATCTGCCGGATCTGCTCCGCGTGTTGCCGGTCGAGGTTCACCCTCTCGACCTCCTGCTGCGCCTGAAGACGTTCCAGGTCGCCCGCCGCGGCGTCCACCTTTAGCTGCGCGAACTGCTGTTGTATCCTCCACTTCTCCTCTTCGCTCACCCTGACTTGCAGGACCTCTTCCCGGTCGACCATCTGCAGGTCCGCTACCAACTGCGCCCGGATTGACTTGATCCTGTTCGCGGCGTCCTCGGCGGCGGCCGGATCCATGCCGAGGGCGATCTGGTCCTCGACGTTCGTGATGGCGGCGCGAGCGTTCTCTTCGATGATCTTCCGCCGCTCGTCGAAGTAATCCCGCGTCGATACCAGCCCGTCCTCGAACTGGGCTTGCAGGCTGTCCATCAGGAGGTTGTTCTTCGCCACGAAACCAGCGAGATCCCCCTCGCCGATCGCGGACCACAGGGCCTTGTACGCATCGGCCTGTTCCCGGGTGACCCTGATGATCTCGGTCCGGCCGGCGGATTCCAGCGCGAACACCTCCGCGCGGATCTCCTCTTTCCTCTCCGGCTTGGTTTCCTTGGATCCAGCCTCTTTCTTCAGGAGCGCGATTTCTTCCCTGATCTTCTGGGTGACGATCTGCTTGCGACGCTCGTAGTAGGTTTCCAAGTCGATCGCGCCCTGCTTGTAGGAGTCCTCCAGGACCGCGAGCTCCTCCGCGAGCATGACCTGGGCGATCTTCAGATTCGCCTTGTGCCGTGCCGCGAGGACTTCCGGGGTCTCGAATACTTTTATCGGCTTCGGCTTACCTTCCTCCGGCGCGGCTTCCGCCTTGCGCACTTTCTCCATAAGCGCAAGGCGTTCATCCGTCAGCTTTCTCAGCTTGGCGGCGTTGGCTACGAGTTGCCTGTCAATGTCTTCCAGATTGGCGACCGCTCCCACATCGCCCATTGCCAGCATCATCGCTTCGGCGGCGGAAGTGTTGGCGTTGATATCCGCTTTCATCGCACGGAGACGCGCGCTTTCTTTCTCGAGGGCGGCGGTTTCTTTCTCGATCGCGTCCAGGATCGCCTGATGCGGCTTCGGGATGTTGCCGTATTCCGCGACCATCTTGTGGATCTGGTCGATGGCTTTCTCGCTGGCGTCCTCCGCCTTCTGACCGAAGAGCGTCCAGGCTGCGGCGGCGAGCGTAAGCCCCGTGATGATGGCTCCGATCGGCCCCCCAAGGAGTCGCAGCGCTCCGGCGAGAATGCCCAGCTGGCCTGCGGCAACGTTCGCGGCAAATCCAAGTATTCGGAGTTTCGCCGCCGCGAGAAGCGCCGTGGAGGAGTACCCTGCTAGCACCGCCGTGGCCTGCAATCCCCGAACGATAGAGACTCCAAGCTGCGCGGTGTACAGAACAAGCGCCGTGACCACGCGCGAGGCGATCACTGCGGCTAGGAGCTCCGAAACCGCGATGATTCCGTCGATATGCTCCACGACTGCCTGGGCAATTGGGACAATGACCTTCAGGAGCTTGTCTCCGAACTCGATGCCGATCACGGCAATGGACGCCTTCAGCTGATCAAGCTTGAAGGACGCCCCCTCCGACATCTTCCGGAACGCCTCCTCCGTTTCCCCGGCCTTCTTCGCCATGTCGCCGAGGATTGTCGCGTAGTCCTTCGCCGCGTTCCCGCCCAGCGCCATGACCGGTTGAAGGGCTTGGACTCTTCCGAAGAGCTTGGCGAGCGCCTCCTCGCCGCCCCCGGTCTTTTCCGCTACCTCTGCGATGAAGCCGGACAGACCTTTCGTCCGGATGGCGGCGGCGGAAAACTCGATACCGAGCGCCTTCGCCATGTCCGTCGATTCGGTACCCTGCTTGAGCACCGCCGCCAGGATGCCCTTCAGTCCGTTCATGGCCTCGCCGGTGGCCACCCCGCCCTTGGTAAGCGCGGCGGTGGCCGCCAGGATGTCGTCGAGCGAAACGCCTACCTGGGATGCGATCGGGGCAAGGCCGCCGATGGCGCCGGACAGTTCTCCGATCGTGGTTTTCCCGGCCCGCATCGCCACGAACATCGCATCGGTCACCTCGGTCGCCCGGGAGGACTCGATGCCGTAGGCATTGAGGATGGAGGTGAGACCGTCGGCCGCCGTGCGCACGTCCGTCACTCCGCCGACGGCCAGCTTGTTGGACGCGGTCAAGATGTTGGTGGCTTCTGTCGCGTTGGTTGCGCCCGCACTGATGATCTGGTAGTAGGCCCTCGCCTGCTCCGTGGGGGCCTTGCCGAAGAGCTTCGCGGCGGCTTTCGCCCCTTCGGTGAGCGGCGCCATGTCCGCGGTCTTCGGGAGCAGCGTGGATACCTCCTCCATCGCTTTCCCGAATTCCAGTGCCTCCCGGGTCGAGCGCTTCAGTCCATTGATGACGGCCAACATGCTGAACGCGCCCGCGAAATAGCCGGCGAATTTCTGCAGCGTTGCGGTGGTCCTCGACTGAAAGGACTGTATTTCAGTCTCGGCCCTCTTGAGGCCGGCCGCCATCTCCACCGTCTGCGCGGAGAGCCGGACGATCAGATTCGCTATGACCTGCTCGTTCGCCATCAGTTCGCCCTTCTGGAGGACAGCTTCTTCAATTCCGCCATCTGCGCCCGTGACATCACGGCGGGAGCCATCGCCGCCGACTTCTTCCCGGCCTTCTTCGTCCTTGCGGATAGATGGTCCAGATACTTCTTCCAGGCGGCGTCTTTGGCCTGCGCGGCCCGAAACGCCGTCGCCGCCTCGGCCGTGTCGGAGGAGGCGTTCTGATGTGCGGCCTCCTCGAGCGCGTAGACCTGCTCCATCGTGTAGACGTGCAGGACGTCGCGTAGCGGATGTCCTCTCGAAACCAGAAACTCGACGGCCCGGATCAGCTCGCCATCATCGGCGTTGCGGTCACCGGGCCGAAGGAGTTTTTTAGGTAGTCGATGTTCCCCACGACGATCGCGAGCAGGAGCGTGGTGGCTTTCTTTAAGTCGAACGCCCCGGCCTCCTCCTCCGTGATGGCGAGGGAGACGGAGAGGATCTTCGGAGCGTGCGGGAGGAGCTTCGGCAGCAGGCCGGGCAGGGCTTTCACGATCTCCTGCTCCGCCTTGGCGAAAGCCTCCCCGGTATCCCCTTTGCCGGGGCCGAGGAGATCCATGAACTTCAGGAGGATCTCCCCGAGCCCGGCGGTCCTTGCGATCTCCACCAGCGCCCCGAGCGTGGGCGCCAGCGCGACGGACTGCGCCAGCGTCCACGGCCGGACCTTGTACCCTTCCACCTCGACTTCGGGGAAGAGGATCTGATCGTCGGCTTTTCCAGGCGCCATGTCAGCTCGCCACCACTTCCTCGAGGTCGAAGAACGGGGAGGTCGGGTGGTTCGCGACGTCGGAGAGGATCTCGCCCTCGAACTCGATCCCGCCCCACTCGTCCGTGATGAATGGGACCTCCGAGGTCGGCTTCAGGCGCACCCGCCAGCAGATCGCGTTGAAGTTCGGCCCGATGTCGTTTGCGCCGGCGAACCGGAGCTCACCCTCGAGCTGCGTCTGCGTCAGCGCATGGATGATGCTCCCGGACACCTCGCCGAGGAACGCCAGGGCGAGGTTCGCCTTGTCGTACTCCTCCAGCTTGAACTTCACGGTGGCGCCGACCATCGTTACGACGGAGAGGTCCTTCGTCTTGATCCCCTCCCGGCTGGAGAAATGGTCCAGCGTCTCGAGGGTCGGCTGGATGGTGAAGTTGGGCGCGTTGCCCAGGTCCCGCAGGCCGGTGGGCAGCCCGTCGGCGTCGAACCGGTCGAAGCTCAAGATCCCTTTCCCCAGGTAGTAATTCCCCGTACTCGGTGCGGTAGGCATCGTTCCTTCCTCCTTCATGGATGGGGTGTGCGGTCGTTGGAAACGAAAAGGGCCGCCACCCCAAAGGAGGAGTGCGGCCCTTCAAACGAAAGGAAATCTATGTGTTACGTGCTACTTCGCCGGGTCGGTCGGATCTCCGTAGGCGTGGGCGTACTTCACGACGTACCGACTGACAACTGCTGTCATGAATTCGTCTACGAACTGCTTGCTCGTGCTGCTCTCCTCGTCTGGAGCGTTTTCCTGAATCATGGCGAGAATCGCCGGATCTTTCAGGACTGTCTTGTAAATCTCGCAGTCGATGAGATCCGCCTTGTCGCTGGCGTCCTCCTCGTCGGCCAGGAAATACACCTCGAACTGGACCGGCAGGATGTTCATGGAGTATCTGTTCCGCCGCCTCTTCGACTCGGTGCCGTCGTATACGTACACTACCGGGAAGATATCGGTTTCCCTCTTCGGCGGAGAAGGCGGATTGCGCCTCACCGATCCGACCATGGGGATGGCCGCGACAGCCTCCTCAATCGCCCGCAGGATCAGAGTTTTCAGCGGCTCCGCCATCTCACACTCCCTTCAGCCGGATCCCGATTTCACGGAACGCCTTGATCATCCGGGGCTTCTCGTACGCGAGGATCTCCTCGGGGTGGACACGGGACTTGATCTTGACCTGCTTGATCAGGAGAAACAGTGGGACGATGTCGCCGCGCGTCTGCCCTGCGTGCGCGCCCTTCTGCGCGACCTTCTTCCCGAACAGGATCAGCTTCCCCTTCTGCGACCTGGCGAAGAACGTCTCCCCCCACATCCCGGACCTCGGGGCCCCGCGGGGGACTCCGGCCGGCGTGAGGGCGGCCTTGAGCGGGATGGCGAGGAACTTCCCCTTCTTCGCCCGGATCGTCGTCACCTGGCCCTTGGGACCCACGTGCGTCCGCGCGTACTGCGTCCCGAACCCCATGCCGGACTCGATCACCCCGGGGCGCTCGGTGACCGGCAGGGGCTTCGTCTGCGACCGCAGGTTCCCGGTGCGGACTCCGAGGCGATCCGGGCGCGGACCGGACATGAAGAACTTCCTGGTGTGCGCGGTCATCAGGACCGCCTCGGTCGCCAGCACCCGCTTCGTCTCGGACATGACGCGGCGGGATACCTTCTGGATGCCGGCGGCGAGCGTTTCCGTCCCGTCGACCTTGCCCTTGATCACAAGCAGATCCTGCGCCGGCGGAGCAGCTCCGCCTCGACGTCGGGCAGCCATTCGCCCAGCGCGAACTTCTGGACCGATCCGTCCGGGTATGACACGGCGGACAGTCCCGGGTCGCTGCGGCGCCGGAACTCGTAGGCGACCTGCTTCAGGAGCTTGCGCCGCAGGGATGACGGGTAGTCGTTCTCCGCGTACCCGCCGTCGTAGACGACCTTCACAATGCGGTTTCCCCTGGGGAAACGCCCGCTCTCCCTCAGGATCTTCGCCGCGGAAGTACCCGCGCCGGGATAGAGCGCGTATTCGTCCGATGCCAGCAGGACCCCGTCTTCGTAGACGGAAACGCCGGAGACGTTGAAGTGCGGCAGGTAGATGGTCGACTCCCCGCCGTCGAAGTAGACCTCCACGCCCTCCACCTTCAGGACGGAAGCCTCCATGAACTCTCCGGCCGCCTCCACCACCCCGTCGATCATGTCCTCCAGCAGCCCGTCGTAGTTCCCGGAGGCGTCCACAGGCGACCCGATCAGGGTCTTCGCGTCCATCAGCATGGTCACGGCAAGATCCTCCTCGCCTCGCGCATCACGTCCCCCACAAGGATCGACTCCATGCACCGGTACACGGTGCAGGAGTGAAACAGGTTGGAATACTGGCAGGGCGCGCACGGCTCCATCGACCGGACCACCCGCGACCGCTTCCCCACCGGGGCGTTCTTCGAGGTGAGCGTCGCGCCGAACAGGGCGATCGTCGGCACCCCGAGGGCGTCCGCCGCGTGCATGCAGCCGGTGTCCGTGGAGACGAACAGGTCGACCTGGGAGATCGCCTTCGCGGTCTGCGTCATCGTGAGCTTCCCGCCGTAGTCCGCATTCAGAGGTATGCCTTCGAGCTCCCCCGGGCCTCCGACCCCGATTACGCTGCCGCCGAAGTATAGCCGCAGGGCCTCTGCGAGCTGCCGGAAGTACGGCCAATGCTTCTTATCCCACATCGGCGAGCCGAACGCCCCGTTGCACAGGCCCACGACGGGGCGGGGCAGGGAGAGGACCGGATCATCGGCGACGGGTACGAACAGCGGAGGCGTCGGACCCTTGTATCCAAGGGCGCGGACGTGCCGCATGTTCGCCTCAATCTCGTGCTCCTTCGTGATCGTCCAGTTCGATCCCGGCCACTTCTCTCGGTTGAACCGCGTCCGCGCCTGGATGTAGGAGCCGGCATCGGATGATTCGCTCTGCACCGGGATGAAGAAAGCCCGGTATTTCCCGTTCATTGACCCCGGGTACGTGACGATCTGGTCGACGAACGGAGACCCGGCCAGAATGTCCCGGATCGCCGCCTCCCGCGAATCCTTCCAGTTCGCCGCCAGGCAGACATCGATCTTCCCCGATGGATCCATGGACGCAAGCGCCTGGAGCGCCGGCGTGGCGACGATCAGGTTCCCGATGCCGGACTTGAAGTAGGCGACCGTCTGTGTCAAGGGGCGTCCACTCGCTTGAACGCCGCGTACCCGAAGTGCGACTTCGTGCAGGGGTAGTGCATGATGCACTCGTACACCGGATCCTGCAGAAGCTCCCGGAAGACCCACATGCATTTGAGGGTGTGGATGTCGTCGAGGACCAGGTACTTCGCGCCGTAGACCCTCATCGTGTCCGACCGGCCGGAGTACGTTCCCCCGTCGACCAGCGCGAGATCGAAATTCCCGATCCGATTGTTGTTCTTGATGAGCGCGACCCCGTCTGCGGCAAGTCCCTCGCGGAGGAAATAGGCGTTGTATCGGTCCCGCTCCCGCTTGTGCCAGCCGGGTTCCTGCCGCTGCGCCGGGCAGTGGAACGGGCTCTTCGACCAGTCCTCCCGAAAGAACCGTTCGATCTCCTTGTCCGAGTAGTGCTCCGCCGGTGGGGAGGAGCAGACCCGGTAGCATTTCATGTACGGCGCCCGCGTCCGGGCCAGCACGTCGTACATCTGCTTGACCGCCTCGATGCAGTACAGCTTCACGTCGGGGAAGTTCGGGTTCCTCTCCAGCCCCTCGCGGATCGCCATCGTCGACCCGCGTCCGTCCGTGGAGCCGATCTCGATCACGTTGCGGACCTCGGGGCGGGACGCCAGGTCGACCAGCGTCTCATACATCAGGCCGGTATGCGGGTCGTCCTTGCGGTGGTCGGGCGCTCTCGTGTGCTCCGGGATCGGGGTCGCTTCCACCGCCGGGCCGATTTGTCCCTTCATGCCACCTTCTCCTTGCGGACGGCCTTCTCCACCGCCTTCCAGAAATCGTACGGGGCCTTCTTCAACCAGGCGCGCAGTCCCTCTGTATCCGACAGATCCCGGTTCCACGACTTATGGCCGACGTTGTCGTTCATCGCGATTTTTTTCACATCGCACAGCGCCGCCTCGAATATGACCCGCTCTCCGGCGCAGACCATGTCCGGCAGGTGGACTAGGCGGCCCACGGAGCTGTAGAGCGCTGGCATCTTCGACAGGTCCTGCATGGGGAGGACCTTCACCCGGTCGTTGATCCTGTGGCCGACGGAGACGTATTCGAGCTCGGGGTGATCCGCGACGTATCGGTGCACGGATTCCGCGATCTTGCCGCCTTTGATCCATCCGCCGACGAACAGCGCGCGGTTCTCCCGGCGCTCCACCCCGGGGACCGGCCTGAACATCTCCGTGTTGATCGCCAGCGGCAGCGCGATCCCGTCGCAGCCCAGGTGGCAGCGGTGGTTCTGCAGGTGCGCCGGAGATAGGAAGACGTTCAAGATTGAATTCGCGAAGATCGGGACTGAGAACTTCGGCCGCCCGAGCTCCCGGGAGTCGTGCTCGTATTTCACGTACGACTTCCCGTCCCGGATCGTCTTCAGGATCAGTTGTTCCTGCGCTGCGGCGAACTGGAAAAAATTGTTGATGATCACCACGTCGCATCCGGCAATCACCCGGGGATGGAAGTTCTGCGGCGTGATGCCGACGATGTCGAATCCCAGGCTTTCCCCCACGGAGACGATGCATCGGTTCGATACTTCCGCGCCGCCCCAGGGGCGGGAGTTATCCTGCACCCAAGCCACCCTCATGACGGCATCCCATGGACGAACCCGCTCCGCTTGAGGTAATCCCCGGCGCGGGACCCGTAGCCGTCGGGGGCGGTCTCCAGCTGCCCGTCGAGGATCTTCCATTTCCCCCGCCGCGCTCCGAGCATTGCCTTGTCCACCGGCACGCGCATCGTTCTCCCGTAGGAGCTGATGAGCGCGGCATCGATGTTCTCGACGATCACGCGGCGACGGATCATGGAAAGTCCTTCTTGCTCAACGCTTCTTCCCGTGAGGCCGCGAACCGGTCCTTTGTCAGGTAGTCCCCGCCGCCGCCCGGGCGCATTTCCCTGGTCGCGTAGGACGCACCCGATTCGCCCGCCATGATTTTCACGAGTCCCCTGCGTTCCGCAATCCGCGCTTTGGAGAGCTCCAGGTGCATGGTTTCGCCGTTGCGTTGGCGAAGCAGCGGAGAGAGATTTTTCACCTTCACCATCACGACTTCGTCCTGCATGGGACCTCCGCTTGTGCGAATGGAAAAGGCGCCCCCGGGCCCGGCCCAGAGCCCGAGGGCGCCGCACGCGCCGAAGGGAAAGGAGGAAACCCCCGGCGCTTACCTATTCAGGCCGCGATCAGCTCGTCGCGGTGTCGAGGATCGAGAAGGCGTCCGGCACGCCGGGGGCGCCGTCCTGGCGCACGACGAACCGCAGCGCGGTCTCGTCGAACTCGAAGAACCGGTCCTTCGAGTTGTCGACCGTCATGTCCTGGCGGACTCCCCACAGGTAGAACGAGAGGTCGCCCAGGGTGATGTCGCCGTGCGCGCCCATCGCCTTCGCGTTCCGGGTCTTGACGAGCGGGTACCCGAGCAGCCGCGGGGAGATCGCGCCGCCGAACATCGAGTCGAACCCGTCCTGGTACACTGGCTGCCCGACGGTGTCCTTCTGCTTCCGGAACGTGTTGACCGTCGCGCGCCGGGAGATGAAGGTCAGGTCGGCGAAGTTCTCGTCGAGCGAGGACTCCAGGTTGACCAGGTCGTCGTACTTCACCGTCCCCGCCGTCTGGCGGGCGACCACGTTGATGTTCGGGTCGGCGATGATCCCGAGCATCTGGTTCCCCAGGCCGGTGCCCTGCAGGACCTCATGCTCGGTCTGCCACTGGAACGCCCGGACGAACAGGGAGGTGATGTAGTTGATGATGTTGATCGAGGAGTCCGCGATCAACTCGTCGGTTACCGCGATCAGGCCGATCAGCTTCTTCGCCGTCAGGGTGACGGAATCGAAGTTCGGCTTGGTCTTGAACTTCTCCGCGGCCTCGTCCGGGTGGTACAGGTGGATCCCGCCGAAGTACGAGCCGGCGGCCTGCACCAGGCGGGGGATCTTCAGGGACAGCGTCCCGAGGGGGATCCGCCACAGCTTCGGCAGGATGGCCGACTGCGCGGTGGCGAACTCGATCACGGTGGCCAGGTACTCCACGGGGACCAGCACGCCGGCGTCGGTCGAGGTCAGGGGGCCGGTCGCCTTCTGGTTCGCCTCGGCGACCTCCGCGTTGTACTCCCGGATGTCGATCCCCTTGCTCTGGGCCTTCTGGTAGTCGCCCCGGCACGCGATGATCTTGGCGAACTTCTGCATCAGGGGTGACAGGGCCACCCAGGGGCCGGTGCGGGAAGCGCCGAGCCCGCGGACCAGCGCGGTGGCGTCCATCGGCCCGCCCTCGTGGTGTTCCTTGCGGTAGAACGCCCGGGTGTCGATGATCGACTTCCCGCACGTCTCGAGGAGCGATCCGTCTCCGGCCGGGAACAACGCCGCCCGCTCCACCCGCTTCATGTCCTCCTTGAGCGCGAGGATCTGCGGGAACTCCATCCCCTTGACCGCCTCCGCGAGAATCCCCGGGAGGTCCTTCATGTCGATGACTACCTGCTTGTTTTCGTTGCCCATCTCGTTTTCCTCCGCTTGCGGGTACAAAAAAAGCCACCCGAAGGTGGCTCCTGCGTCCCGCTGATTTTTTGGTTAAAGATTTGCTGTCAGTGAACCTTGCCCATTAGCCTGTCGGCCTCCGCATCGATGAGCGGCTTCATCGCCGTCGCCACGGCGGCGACGACGGAGGCCCGCTGCTCCTTCGCGATGCGCTCGGCCTCTTCCTTCTCCTGCGCCGTGCCCTTGAACACCAGGCGCGGCGGCGTTTCCGGCTCCGGAGGATTGCCTTCGCCCTCGTTCCCCTTGTCCCCGCCATCCGGTTCGGGCGGGAGGGTTTTGAGGAGCGGTTCCAGTTGCTCGACCCTCTTATTCAACGCTTCCAATCTCTCGGGGTAGTCCTTGAGAAATTCCCTCATGCCGTCGACCAGCCCCTTCAATGTCTGGATCTGCATCATGAAGCCGCCTTCATCATCGGGCGCCTCGGGCGGCGCGATCGCCTTCGTCAGCTCGGCGAACTTCTCCGGGTCGCACTTCTCGCAGGCGGAGCCGACCTCCTCTCCGCCCTCCTTCGTGAAGGTCACGAGGAACGACTCGCAGGTTGAGCATTTCTGGAGCCCGTCGCCCCCCTTCTCCTCGACTACGCCGAACCAGTGCGACTCGGGGACCTCGAACGGCCCTTTGGGATCCTCGTTCTTGTCGAGGAACTCCTTGATCGTCTGGGCGAACGGGTTCATCGGAACGCCCACCGGGGAATACTCGTACAGCTGCCACTTCGTGACGTCGCGTCCGTCGTACCTCCCCTCCCGCATGAGATCCTTCGCCTCGTCGACCGAGTAGCCGATCGACCAGTTCGGGAGGAAACCGCCCTTGATCTTCTGGTAGAGCCGCTGGCCGGTCTCGTCGTTGAAGAACTGCGTGCGCGCCAGGATCCCCGGCTGTCCCTTGAACTCGTCGATGGTGATCGACAGGGGCTTGCCGACCGGTTCAGATCCCATCGGCCCGCGGCCGTGCAGCAGGAGAACGACCGGCTTCCCGACGATCTTCATCCCATTGGCCCGCATGATGTCGCCGCCGCGGTCCTTGTGCTCCGTGGAGATGAAGTTCTCGACGATCAGATTCTCGTCGTCGAACGCCTTGACCTCGGCCTCGAATATCTTGTGCTCGATCTTCATGGCGGACTCCTTTTCGGAAGGGTTGCGGAAACGAAAAACCCCGCCGGAGCGGGGTCGAAAGGTTTCACGTGGAACAGATGGAACGGGTGATCTACGACTTCTCGTACCCGAGCGCGCACCGGCAGTTGATCGTCTCGGCCGGATCGGACCCGTTTCCCGGTGCATCCATTTCGTCGTCGCCGACGTGGAACATGTCGTCGACCGGGATCCCGGCCGCGTATCGCTGGCCGGCCTGGACGTGCGACGGCCGCACGTGTTCGTCGCCGGCGGTGAGCCAGGTCTTGACGACCTTCTCCTCGATCCCCGCCTGCCGGATCGCCAGCAGGTCCGCCTTATTCGACGCCGCGATCGTCTCCGTGCGGGCGATCAGGGGGGCCCGGTACTTGTCGTAGGAGTCGAACGTCTCCCGGAGCGTGTCCGCGATGACGGAGAGCGGCTTGCCGTCGGAGAACCCCTGGCGCAGCACCGCCCGGATGTCGTCGAACGTGGTCCCGGCCACCTCCGCGGAGAACATGTCCATTCGGGACCCGAGCCACTTCGCAACCTTCGGATCGTTCACGTTGAACGCGATGTCGATCCCCAGCTCGCGCAGGATGCGCTTCGCGCCTTCCTCGACCAGCGCCGTGACGGGCGGCTTGACCAGCAACTGCAGCCGGGCGGCCTCGGTCTTCTTGTTGATGTTGATGTCGTCACCGACGCCCTTCTTGGCGATGTGCTCCTGAACGGCCTTGCGGGACCAGCCGGCGTACTGCGCCTCGACCCGGGGTCCAAGCTTGTTCAGGCGCCCGATTACCTCCACACCCAGGTTCCGGAAGTACCCCTTCATCTGCGATGTGACAATCCGCTCCCAGGGAGCCTGCCGGGAGACGAACTGCCGCCAGCGCCGCGCGCGCACGGCAGCGGAGGCCTTCTCCTCGATCTCTTCGTCCTCCTTCGGAGGCGGCGGGGGCGGAACGGGCTCGCTCAGCATCTCCGGATCCTGCGTCACGCCGAACGAGAACCACGGCTTGTTGCCCCACGGCACTTCCGGGCGGCCCTTTCGCTTCAGCACGTCGTTGATCGTGGAGACGTAGGTCCGTAGTTCCATCTCCGTTTCCCTTAAGCCGAACTCGCGATCGCCGACGTCCCTGCGTTCGAACTCACAGACCAGCCCGCGGTCGTACCGTGGCAGCTGGAACGTGTTGATCTGCTCCTCGATCAGCACGCACTTGGGGAGGATGCACTCCTTCTCGAACGTCTCGTCCAGGACCTCCATGTTCGCCCGGTTGCTCGGGACCTCGAGGCCGAGTTTCGCCTCCGAGAGGTCGTACGACGTGATCAGCTTCTCCCGGGCCCACTTGGCAACGTCGGTCATCAGGGAGTCCCGGTTCGACCAGCCAGCCTTATCCGCGCCCAGGCCGGAGTGCGTCACCAGCGGGCGGCCCGACTGCACGGCCTCCCCGAACTGCTCCCGGACCTGGTCTCGGATCTCCTTCGCCTGCTCCTTGGTGAGCTGCTGGTCCGTGTGGAGGTGGATCCCGGGGATGCCCTTGTTCTGGAACAGGGCCCGCTGCTGTTGCATGAGGAACAGGTCGATGTCGTACGGGTAGGTCTGCGCCATCAATGGGGAGAAGCCCTGGAAGGGGGAGGCGGGATTCGGGTACTTCAGCGGGAGCACGTCCTGCGGGGCGAACCGGTTGTGCACGGTGCCGTCCGTGTAGATCCACGCCTCGATCATCATCTTCGCGTTGACCTGCGGCTTGATCTCCGCGGACTTGGTCAGCGGCAGCGGCCAGATCTCGCCCGGCAGGCCGAGCCCGTTGGCCGGCGTGTACCACGCGCACAGGCCGCCCAGCTCCATCCGAAGAATCGTCTCGTACCACAGCACCATCCGCGACATGACCCCGTTGGGGCGGTGCAGCAGGGAGAGCCACGGGTGCTCGAAGATCTCCTGCTTCTCGACGCCCATCTCCTTCAGGGCGTACGCTCGCTCCTTCTCTGTGTGGAGCGCCATTACCTTCTGGTGGATGGCCATGGGGTCGAGGACTTTCTCGCCGTTCTTCCTGCGGTAGACGAACAGGTGCATGTTCCGGGTCGCGAGGGTCTTCGCGATCTTGTCGATCGCTGTGTAGACCCACGACTTGTAGGCGTCGACCAGCTGCGAGTACTGCTTCTCCGGGGCGATGCCGGTGTTCATGGCTGTCATCACGGCGGAGATCAGGCTGTCCGGGACGGCGACGGCAGCCTTGGCTTCCTCGATGGCCCGGCCAACTTCCTCGGGGCTCTGATATCCCTTCCAGCGGGCGACGCGATCGATGATTTCGTTCAGCACGGCGCCTCCGTTTACGCGAAGAAGAATCCGGGCGTCCCCCGGTTCCTCATCCAGTTCACGGCCTGAGTGGTCTGGTCGACCTCGTCGTCGTTCGCCCCACGCGGGAAAGAAGCCATCTCGCCGATGTACTCTTCAACCCACGAGGCGATCGACGGATCCGGGAGGTACAGGTTCCCGGCCTCGTGCTCGGGCTGGATCGCGTACGCCCGGGCTTCCTTGCCGCCCTCGGGATTCACCGCGATCACCCCTGGAATCTCCTTCGTGAGCGTCTCGATGATGGCCGGCCCGTTCGCCTTGTCCTCCACGAGAACGGCGACAGCCATCGGCCACCGGGCCTTCATGGCGCGGACGGCCTTGACGGAATCGGCGAACCCCATCCGTTCCTTGACCCGGTCGATCAGGTACTTGTCCGCGCCGAGGCGCCCCCAGGCGCCGCCGGCGACGTAGTCGGAATCGGTGGTCTTCTTGAAGGTCATGTCCCACGACAGGAC